AGCCGCGATGAACGCAGATGGAACTATCAAAACGACGAAGCCAAGAGAAGCCAAGCCCGTAGTTCTCGGTGATGCAGGATCGCAGGCTTTCGAGAACCTTGTTGAGAAACTGATAAAGGGTGGATTGACGCGTGAGAACGCGATCAAGCTCTTGAAAGGTGGAAAGTAAGATGGAAGTCACAATCGAAGCGTATGCAGGATCGTTCACCGTATCTGTCAATGGAAAGGATATAGGCACCTGGACATATATTGACGGTGCTATTGAGGCAGCGAGAAAAGAGCTTCTCGCCCGATACCCGACGAAGTAAAGTCAAAGTTAGGTCACTTGCCAGAACCTAGAAAGCATGGTATCATAGAATCATGAAAACAGTATTTATTAGAACATGTCAAGAGTGTGGAGTCAAAATCGAGTCTGCAAAAGGACCGATGCCCGGCGACCACGTGTCAAACGCATACGTTTACAAAAAGTGTCCAAAGTGTAAGTCAGAGTCTTTTGATTACGGTTCGTATCAGCTATTTGCAGAGACTCCAGAGGAACAAAAGGAACTAGATAATGACGAATACTGAAGTTCAAGAGACAGTAAGTGATAAAGTTCTCCAAGAGGTATCCAAGGTCATAGCAAGGTATCTCGAAGGTGCGCTTCTCTCAAGCGAAGCCTGTATGCTTATCATGATCGGTGTCATGACATACAAAAACGAAATCATATCGGAGTTCTCCGAGATTGGAAAGGAAGTTTAAGATGGCGTTTAAGTTTGAGCTTGAGAGACATCGTGCGCGTTTCAAGGTAGCACGACGAAGCGTAGCGATAGTTCTGATCCTTTTCGCATACCTATATGGTGCGTTCGAGGAAGTTCGCCGTGACGATTCTGGATGGTGCGCGCACTTTAACGGCTTCATGGTCTGTAACGACAAGGCGATAACGGATTATACCCTTGGCGAATAAGACGATTTACACCCAAAACAATTCGCTATGGTCGCAGGCTGCGGAATACGCTGAGGCTAACAACCTCAGCGTTTCACAGTTAATCGAGCGCGCCTTAGAATCATACCTCGCGCCTAAAGGTGACGCTGAGCGTAGATTAGAGCAGGTTCGCAAGATTCTAGCAGGTAAGGATTTACAATGACGGAAGCAATGGCAATGTTTTTCGCGGCTGGATTCTCGATGGGATGGATATTCGGCGTCGTGATGCAAGGGAGTAAAAAGTGACTGTAGTTTATCAAGTATACCTCGCCAAAGAGATAGCAGAGTGGGAGGCTGCGAACCGAAGTGAAGATGAAGTCAAGTGAAGTCGAAGTGAAGCTGAAGTCAAGCGAAGATGGAAATCAAGCCAATGTGCGCGCCCTGTTAGTTCGCCTCATGGATGGTGAAGATGTATATTCTAAGTTGCGAGGCTTTCGACGAAGAGAAGTCCGCAAGGCACGAAAACAGATGTTGCAAAGGAGACTGTCACGAAAAGAAAACCCTAATAAATGTCACGCCGTATTCGAGTGACGCGACTCTCGAGAATCGTAAAATCGATTGGGAGTTAGGCATACAAGGTCTAGTATGCTGTGGTCGTTACGAATTCGTTCGAAGCCTTAGTCGAGAGTGGTGGGTTAGAAAGCTCGCTCAGATTCACGGATGGGACGAGGCTAAAGTTCGGAGTCTGCTAACCCAAGGGTCATGGCACAAAACATTCGACGAACCGAAGCGAAGTTCAGAGCGAAGTTTAGCTAAGATCAAGATGAAGCGAAGTGTTAATTCTTGTCCACAATGTGGATCAAACTGGAATGAGGTGGCTTGTGACGATTGTGGTTACTCAGGATAGAAGTAGAATGTTGGAGATTCAGGCTGCGTTAATCGATTGGCAAAAGATGAACTCCGATAAACAATGGGCGCGCGTTGTAGTTAATAGTCATTTGGTAGTTCTCGAATATGGCGTAATACATTCTAATTGGATGGAAGAATGTCCGCTCGGGAGTATCGTTTATACAGCAAAGGAAGGACATATTACAAAGGTCAAGACTACACATGGAGGTTAGCTGTTCATCGCGTGAACAGGTTAGCTGTGTAATTTTTACTATGTAAATTCTGCCTATTGACAAATTGCCGCAGGCATGCTACAATGTGCTGTTGAATCGAGGTAACGAATGGTCAAGACGAGATACGAGCTTATAAAAGACCTGGGGTATAGAATTGATACCCGAGGAACACAGTTCACCCTCATAAAGGGCATCAAGGCGCGCTCCTTCGCGACAGAGGACGAAGCCATCGATGCAGCCCTGCGTGAGCATCGTGAATTAGTAGAGAAGGGAGTCTAAGAAGTGAAGACGATTAAAGTTCCTTTTACGGTTAACACGATCTATTCGCCTGACGCACCGAAGCAAGGTCAAGCAGACGTGACGGTGTATGCTAGTGTCAAGGAAGCTGTTCATCAACTAGGCGAAGACGAAGCACTCAAACTTGTTAACTACGCACAGCGAATCGTAGACTTACGTGCAGCGAGGTCAAAGTTCATTTGCCTGCATGAAGGTCCAGAGAAGCGAAGGCTCAGCGAGGGTCGCTAAGACTGTGCGACGGGCCTATTCTACGGAGTAGGCCAGTCAGACAGCCTGAGCTGTTTGGTGCGCGTGCCGCACGTTAAAGATGGCGCGGAAAGGTCATAGTGAGATAATGAGTTCAGGTATCGCGGTCCAAAAGGGTCAATCACAGCTACGTTACAGATGCGTTCACTGTAGCAAACAGGTTTCAGAGAAGAAGCGCAATCGATTCGGTAAGTATTGGGCGCTTCTCCTTGAGTGCGGTCATACGCAGCTGATCGAGGCGCTAACCGAAGTCAAGGTCGATGAAGGCGAAGTGAAATGGGAAGACTTCAAATCGATCGACGGGCGCACGCTTTACAAGTTTCAGAAGGCAGGTGCGGCCTTTGCGATTGAGGCTAATGGAAGATGCCTTATCGCTGATGAGATGGGATTGGGCAAGACAGTTCAGGCTTTCGCTTTCATGTGGTATATGAAGACGAAGGCACTTCCTGTTTTGGTCTGCACTAAGTCCACGCTCAAGTATCAGTGGGCACATGAGGGTTATCGGTTCCTTGGCGAGAGCTTTCTCAGCCAGGTCATTGAGAATAAGAATCAGAAACCTCTCACTGAATACGGATTCAAGATGGTCATCATCAGCTTCGATATGCTACGCCGTTGCGCGTGGGTCGATGATGAGGAGTTCATGAAGGATCGTTTCAAGACGATCATCATTGATGAAACGCAGAACATCAAGAATCCCAACGCGGCACGGACTGCTTGCGTTCGCAAACTGGCGCGCTACTCGCCGTATGTCATCGGACTGAGCGGAACTCCAATCAAGAACAACGCTCTGGAATACTTCACGATTCTGAACATACTTCAGCCGTCAAGATTCCCAAGCTACAGAGGTTTCGAGGCGAACTACGTAAACACCTACTCCAACGGTGGTTATACGAAGGCCGGTGGTCTAAGCGACCCTGAATACTTCGCTGAGAAGACGAAGGATTTCATTATCCGCAGAACGCAGGACGAAGTGATGCCTGATTTGCCGAAGATGAATCGAACGTATCGATACGCTGAGCTTGGACCTGAAGTTGAGGAGCTTTATGCTAAGCTCATGGAGAAATTCGAGCAGGCATATAACTCCGAAGCTGGGATGAAGATGTTCGGGACGGGTGGTATTCTCGAATACATGACCCACATGAAGCACCTGACGGGTTTGGCCAAGGTCGAGCCTGTTGTGGACTACGTGACGGACTTCCTGATGCAGTGCGACAGGAAGATTACGATCTTCAGGCACCATAAAGATGTGCATGGCAAGATCGAGGATCTTCTCAGCAAGGTTTGTCAAGCACTCAACCTCGATATGCCCATTAGCTTGACCTCAGATCAAGCACCTGAGCAGCGTCACGAAATTGTGATGGAGTTCAAGAACAATCCAAAGGCGCGCGTGTTGATTGCTTCTACTCTAGCCAGTGGTGAGGGACTGAACCTTCAGTTCTGTTCAGATTGCATCATGGTTGAGCAACAGTGGAATCCTGCTAACGAGGAACAGGCAGAGGCAAGATTCAAGCGCATTGGGTCGGAGGCAAGCATCATCAACGCCACCTATCAGATTGCACTTGGAACTATTGACGAGTTCCTTGCAGACCTGAAAGCAAGCAAGCGCCACATCATCGAGGAAGCTATGACGGGGGTCAAGAACACTGTGCCCTACGACGAGCAGGAGATGATGAAGGAACTCGCTGATATCATCATGATGAAAGGCCTCAAGAGGTGGAAGCTGTGAAACTGAAGTGTCCACATTGTGGTAATGAGAGTGCCGATCTAATTCAGGAGATCGGCCTTCTCCTTTATCTTTGCAGCGTTTGTTCCAAGACATTTAAGGCTAAGCCATGACGATTGCTGAAGCAAGGTTACATTTCAAGGCACGCGTCGTAGCTCTCCGAGAGGAACGTAACTTTCTATACCGTGGCGCGCAAGACAAGGAAGTTTGGGCTAGTAATCAAGGCACTGATATGGCGTTCGACGCGCTCAACGATTTGATTGCTGCATATACCAGGGTGCTCAAGGTAATTGACACTGAAGAACAAAGAGAGAAGGACAGAAATGCGACCACTTGGACTCATGACAGTTTGGAAGGTAAGTAACGACGAACCGAAGTGGAAGATCATGACGAATGGTCTGTTTGGTTACTACCAGAACGGTGTTGACTATCTCAACCAATACGCTCAAGCGAAGGGTTGGACGAAAGTCGATGCTGTTTCACCTAACACGATAGCTTACGAAGTTCCGGGCGGCTATCTCATTGAACTATCCCTCGTCGAAACGACGGGATTAGATCTTTCTAAAGAGACTTATCTGGAGATTGAGAATGAAGCACCAAGTGAACAAGTCGAGACACCAGCCCAGAGTTAAAGGGGGGCGCGCCCGAGTATCGCCAAGTCTGCTACACGAAATCGACTTCGAGGTAGCGAAGATGGCGCATCGGTTTGGTGTGTCGAAGTCGTGGGTCATTGCAGTAGCACTGGCTGACACATTCGGCATCAAAGAGCAGGCAGACTACCACGAGTCGAGGAGACTTCGTAGGGTGAAGTAATGCGTCACATCACAGAGACTCCAGAGTTCATATGTCCTAGGTGTCGCGCGCATCTCAACAGGACAAGTGGGCCAGATGAAGTAGCACCGAGTCCAGGTGATATTACAGTCTGCTTGCATTGTGGTATGATTTGTATGTTCGACATCAACATGCAACTCACGCGCGCGCCTGACGAAGCAATAACGGTCGAGGCACTTCTTCTGTCGATGATGTATTACAGGCCAGTGTTTATTAACATTCTACCGGAGGATGGGAAAGTCCATTAAATAAATGAGCAAACGAGTTCTACCCGCGGACAGTCAGATTCTTAATACCGTGCAGTCATGCGGTAGAAAGACTAAGCTAGAGTTCAAGCTGAACCTTAGACCTTTTCAGAAGGCAGAGGCTCTTGAGCGTGGTGATCTGATGCACCGTATGTTACATCCATATTACTACGGTCGCATCTTGAATCCTCAGCCTCATCATCTGGAAATCACGTTAGAGGATGGCACGTCGCAGCCGCACCCTTACGCTCAGTTCATTGGGATGGCTCATAAGGAACTAGTAGATACATGCACTGAGATAGGGCGCGTCGCATCTTTTGACATGGACCTTGAGCCAGAGTATCGCAATGAATGTCTTAAGCAGTTTCGCGAGTACGCATTTCACTTTGCAGATGACCAGTGGATTGCCGTTGAGGTGGAACAGTCGTTCACGCGCACGCTATACGAAGATGACGATCTCCGGATTGAGTACGAAGGAATCGTGGACCTGGTGGCCGATACTCCAATGGGGCGTGTCGCAGTGGACCATAAGACAGCCTCACGACGTGAAACGCCTTCCGACCTATCGAATCAGTTTATGGGTTACTGTTGGGCGATGGACCTACCACGCTTCATTGTTAACCGTATCGGTTTCCAAAAGACACTCGCTCCTAGTGAGCGCTTTCAACGCGTCGTTATGAGCTACCCTCCGGGTCGCATCGATGAGTGGCAATACTGGGCTACATACTGGCTCAAGATTTACGCTTTCTACATCGAGAACGACGTATGGCCGCCTAACTACACGTCGTGTGACAAGTATTCAGGTTGCATCTTCCAACAGATTTGCACTCGCGTTCCAGAGGCTCGTGAGTTTGTGATGCAAACAAAGTATAGGGTTGCTGAACCTTGGAGTCCTCACACTCGTGATACCTCTAAACTGTTAGGATAGATTATGACCAAGTTACAAATGGATGCGATACTACTAGATGTTTCTCGTCTAGAGGATTGCATACTGGAAGGCGTTCCACCACATTCTGGCTATCGCAAGATGGCAATCAAGTTAGTAAGAAGAATCGATACTGTTCTCAAATCCCATGCCAAGGATTTAGTTGAACACGAGACAGAACATGCCAAGCATCAAACACGTCCATAAATATCATCGTCGGAAGATGGGCAAAGGATACATAGTGTATGCGTGCGCCTTACCAGATTGTACGCATTACATTCGGGAGGAGCTAGTCGTAGGTAAGAAAACGATTTGCTGGGTCTGTGGTAGGCAAACGCTAGTGTATCGAGACAGTAACGGTATTCTCGCAAGACCACATTGCAAGACCTGTACAAAGAAAAAGAATCCTGAGCAGGACGAACCAAGCATGTTCGATCTGCCACCACTTAACATTCCTGACATTCTACCAGGTTAAGATGAGAGAGCATAAGCCAGTTAAGAAAGACAAGCAAATGGATGACTTTGAAATCATTGAGGCAATGCTGGCCTACGGAGGCAGCTTTGTCGAGGCTCTTGCTAGGTGTTGGCAACGAGCTGACAAAGACAATCAAAAACGGCTCAAGTTAGCATTTCCTGAAATCTGGGAGCACTATACTGAGCTTGCAAAGACGAGGAAGGCTTAGCGTGCCACAGACTCTAGATGCAATGACGATGGGTGACAAGCTCACCTGTTTATTCAAGGGTGATCCAGGAACAGGCAAGACGATTGCTGCTGCATCATTCTCGAATGGTGAGGATGACATCTACATCTTCGATCTTGACCAACGTATCAGACCGTTGCTTCTGCATTACGGTCATCCTGAGCTGAAGAAGTATAAGGACAGAATCAAGTTCGACACATACGCGGGCGGCACGGCGTGGGCAGACCTCTGCACAAAGCTAGATGGTTTAATCTCTTACAATCCCTACGCTGCATTGTGTATGGATTCGCTCACGGCGTTATCGCGTATGCTTATCAGCTTAATGCTGACCGCAAGAGGCGACGCCGGGAAGCAAAAGCTAAAGAAAGGAGGCGTCGCGCTTACGCAGATAGAAGATTACTCAGGAGAAAGCAACGGCATCAATCAAATCGTCGACGCGCTCAGGGTCATTAGTAGTAACGGAACGAAGTGCCACTACATTATGACGGCGCACGTTATTCAAACCTCCGAGAAAACCCGTGAGGGTAAGGTAAGTTTGTCCCGCTTCCTAGTAAATAGCGGGGCGAAAAAGACGGTAGCAGAACTTCCTGCCTATTTCGACGAAGCCCATCACTTTGATGTGCAGACTGGTCCTACTGGTAAGGCTCAGTATAGAGCACTAACGCACAACATCGGGACGGACTGGGCCAAGACTGCACTCCCCCTTCCAGACGAAATCGACTTCACAGCATATCCAATGATGGATGGTCAGCCTAATCCGGATTTCAATACCCGGCACGGTCTTTACTATCCTATTCTTCAGAGCCACGTCAAGGCTCATAACGAGGGTGATACATGGGCGTAAGAATCATGAGTGACAGAGACCAGGATCAAGCTGCATTGTATTGCAGCACGACTGAAATAGCGTTTGGTCCTATCTTCCATGACAATGGTGAGTATGATGCGATGATGCGCGCCAGCTCTTTTCTGAGATGGTTAGGTGCGCGCGATGCGCGACAGTTCACCGAGGTTCAGCTACTTGATCTCCACAGCAAGTGGCTCGCGCAAGAGAAAGATCAGTGGAAGAGGGAGGAAGAAGCTGATGACCTGATATAACCTGCCTGTCCTGTCCTGACCTGAAGTAAACCTGACCTGAAAGTGAGTTAAAGATTATGAAGATGAGATTTACGGCGGATGACCTTCGGAAGAACCTCGTGCTTGATCCCAACTGGTATCCCGCTCAGGTGAAGAGCCTGGAGATCAAGGCTGCCAAGACCGACCAGTCGACGAACTGGAACTACAAGTTCGAGATTCTGTCGGGCAAGGGCAAGGATGGCAAGGACTACGCCGGAGCTGCGGTGTATCGGCTGTTCAACGAGAAGGCAATGGGTTTCGCCCGTCCCTTCGTCGAGGCAATTGGCGTGGTCTTGAAGGAAGACGACGAGTTCGAGCCGAACAGTGCGGTTGGCAAGAAGCTCCTGGTCTACGTCAAGAACAAGGAGTACGAGGGTAAACTCCAGAACGAGGTCGCTGACTTTCGCCCGATCGGATAGCTTTGATCCGACTAGTTTCGCTACACGCGGGTCCTACATCCAAGTGAGGATACCTAGAATTGTGTAGCGAATCAAATGGATGGTTGGCAATACGCTCGGAATCGCCAACTGCTTTAGTATAGACGTGGGATATAGGACTAAGCTCCCCGACTCCATCGAGCAGCTTTTCAATTTCAAAGTGAGAGGAATTTACGATGGCTGATGAGGTGAAGAAGTCGACGGATGAGGAACAGAAGGAACTGGAAGAAGTCGTTCAGCAGGAAGAGGAAGCTGAGGACGACGAGCAGGATGAGGACGATGATTTCGATTCGGACGACGACGACGACGAGGACGACGAGGACGAGGACGAGGACTCCGACCTCGTAGAGTAGTGGGTAGGGGCTGGATTACTCGTGTCTCTAGCCGGATCGAACCGGCGCCCTAGACGATAGTCCGGCTCCTTCTTTTTAGGTTCGCCGTCCAGACGAGGAGTCCGACCTCGTAGAGTAACAAGACTCCAGGTCTAGTCAACTATTCTAGACTCCCAGAGACCGTGTGGTCCCGAGCGGTGGAGATTCGGGACAACTTTGGAGGCCTCATGAAGCTAGCGATTGAGACAATACAGGTCAAGGAAGAACCTATTGACGAGGCCGAACC